CGGGTGTAATCACCTATAGTTTTAAATCACCAACTAGCCCACCCCGAGGGGATTTAAGTTGGTAACGTCGTCAGCCTGCGCCGACACCACTAACAATTGCATGCTGCTCCACACGGACTTCCGCGGGGTGTGTCTCGTCACACTACCGCCACAATTACTTTGGCCATTGTGGTAGCCTCCAGTTCTCTGGTATATCTCCATCCACACACCCCATCGCCCTGACAAGGGTTAAGGTGTCACCATGCTTTGCCTCTAAGTGGTATGTGCTGGCTGGGATTGTCCCCCAGAGGTCCGCTCTCACGAACCGCCCAGTGTCAGTGTGCCTTACCACTGGGATTTAATTATATAGTTATTTATGGGTTTTTATAATTTCGTTTAACGCCACTTGGGCGGTGTTTTATGGGTTTTATAAATTTCGTTTGACGCCACTTGGGCGGATTTGTTTTCACCAATGCACACCAATTGGGTAGTTTAACGCCTTCGGGCATTAAGTACCTTAGTTGGTTATTGAGGAGTCAACTTGTGACACAATAATGTCGACATTCGCATTTGCTGGAATGACCCAGCCAGATGGGAATGATAGCAATACTGAGCCTGGGGATGTCAACGTGCATTTATGTGCATATGACACCATGAAGTTGTTCGACGTGGTACCTGCTCCGCCTGTAACATAAGAGGTTGGATTCCATTGGAACAGGTTAGTGTTGGATGCTCCCGTGGGGTCACAGGCCCCAGTTGTCAACCCGGCAGTTGTGGTGCCCACCCAACTAATTGTGGTAACGTACGTCTCTCCTGGGATGGCATTATAGCTCATGAAGGATGTTGTAACTGACAATCCGATATCACCGGTGAGTGATGTCTGGATTAATCCGAGTGGTGATGCGTTGACAGCACCTGTTCTAACAGTATGGCCAGTGATTGGTGAGCCAGATACATCTGGTTGCAGAATAGGTTTGAAGAATTCGACGCAATATGATACCCAGAGCTCACCAAGGTTCTGAACAGGGTTGGACTGGGTGGCTAGTTGGAAGTTGCCATAGTCATACAACCGCAAGTCTTGGTTAGATGGTACTGATCCACTACGGACGTACCTCTGTGGAATTGTCGTCTCCTTTGAAGCGCACTCAATGCCATGGATCAGGTTATTCGTTGGCTTTACTGACACAGCGAACTCACTGTTTTCCATTTGCTGTTTGGTGCTATACTCAGGGACGTCGGCATTGTAGTTCGTAGCCATGACTACCACACCTGGTGACCCGGAGGTGACAAAGTCGGTAATAAGGGATCTAAACTCGAAAACCAACCCATGGAACTTATATTCCTGGTAATTGTCAGCAATTGATGACAACCACGGGAAAGTGGTGGATAAGCCAGGATTAAGTGGGTATAGGTTGTTGTCAAACGCCGCTGTACCTAGGATGTCACCTAGGTATTCCCTATGGCAAATTATATTAGTAGCGTGGGTTGTGCTGAACTGGGGTATCTGTGATGGTGCGGTTAGTACATTGTACTCGGGAGTCGCGCCCATCACCTGGTAATCACCAGAGCCCATGATCTGGCCGATACCACTTCCGAGGTATCTTCCAACAGTGCTACCGAGCTTGCCATAGCCGAACATTGAGCCGGCTGCGCGTCCCAAAATTGAGCCACTATCAGCGAAAGGGGTATTCTTCTTCTTCGTTTTCAAGGATTTATTCTTTGCAACTGTCATATTGGCCAGTTTCTTCTCCAACATTGCGACCTTGAGCGCGTTGGTGTTTCTTTTCGTTTTGTTTGTCATAGTATTGGATACCCGATGACAACGGAGACTATCCATCCCACTAGTACATTATTGAAGCGCCGTGTAGTCGTTTGGCATTTTGTTTAGCACGGAAGTATTAAGCTGAGCACCGTTTTGGGCAATTACCTAGTGGGACCCAATGCACCTGTTAAGGTCTGGTGCAGACCGATGATCCCATCACGGGTGTGGTCCCAGATAGGGGAGGGTGACAAACTCACACGCCTCATTACGATACGTTAGTGTTTGCCGCCGATATTCCTCCTCTATAGCGACCTGGGCCTCTGGTATGACTCCAAAGGCGCGGTAAAAAGAGACTCTAGCTAATTCAGACACTTTGGATAGTTTCCTATCCATTCCGCGCCCCATTATCCGCATACCAGTCAACATACTGAGGTGGTCTAGTGGCTTCATTCCATCGGAGTACCTATCCAACAGGGAATAAAACTCTTGCCAAACTGGTATTCCACCAGTCATTGATATGCCACCTTGTCCGACCGCTGAGCACCAGCGTTTAAACACCTTGTTGTTTGGTATGTCCGTGATGATTGTTGCATCCTTGGATATGGCTACCCTAGGATCTCGAACCATGATGTACTTGCTACCATCATAAACTGGTTGTGCTTGACAAAACACAACCTTTTCAATGACATCGACCGGCTCCTCACACACCATCGTAAACCCGAGGTTTGTAAAGTATTCATCGATGTTTTGTTGGAACCGATTGAGATCA